CCGGCCCTGGTCGCGTCCGACGACGCCACCCGCGCCGCCTACGCTCGCGATCCTCGGTCAGGCTGGGTCGTTGAGGGCCGAGACGCCCTCTATGACGCCGCCGGGATGACCCAGCGCCCGACCCAGTACGGGACCGGCGTTTACACGCCCCCCGGCGGCGCGACCGAGGTCAACCCCTCGCGGATCGCCCGCCCGGAGGTCGCGGTGGAGGGCGGCCAGCTGGTCCCGCAGGACCGGGCCGTGATGGACACCGTCGAGGCCCTGCGCGGCTACCTGGACGCCCAGGGCGCGGGCGCGTGGCACATGACGATCCCAGACGCCCCGGCCGACCGTCTGTCGTCGCTGTTCGTCCCCCACGACGGGCAGATGACGGCGGAGCAGATCATGCGCCTGCGGGAGATCGGCGCACGTCACGGCATCGGGGACGTGGTCGATACCGGCCAGGGCGCGACCATGACCAACTTCTACCCCGGCCCGCCGCCGGCCGAGCAGATCGGGGAGGCCCTAGGCACGGGGCTGGCCCGCCAGCTGCGCGAGGCGCTGGGCTCGGACGCCCGCAGGGTAAGCGTCGAGAGCGGCTATCTGGGCTACGAGGATGCGTGGCCGGAGGGGATCAATTCGGGCGCGGCCACCCGCCAGCTGTTCGAGTACGCCGACCCGGAAGTCCTGGGCCGCCTGGAGACGCCCGAGGTCCGTATGAGGGCGCTGGAGAAAGCGCAGCGGGACGAGGCTCTGGCCATGGCGACCGGCCAGCCGGTCCGTGAGGACGTTCTGCGCGCCCGGCGAGCCTTCGCGACCGATGGGGTCGCCGGCCTGCGCCGGCTGCTAGACCTTGGCCTCGCCCCGAGCGTGGCCCTAGCTATTCTTGGGGCTGGGGCTTTTTCGGGGGTTGGGTCACAGTCTTCGACCGACCAACCGGGCGTGTAAACGCCACGACGCTGGAAGTCCGGGCGTAGAAGTCCTCAATCTCCTGGGGGGAATACGGCGGCCCCTCGTACTGACCGCCGTCCTTCGTCTTGTAGATCGCCAACTGACACTCTCCCTGGTCTTCGGGGCTAGGGAGAGTAGGCGAGCGCACGTCCGAGGTCCACCCGCATGGCTCGCGTCGAGTTCACGCCCAAGGTGGCGCAGGAAATCTGCGACTGGATCGCCTCTGGCGGGTCCGTGTCGGCCTACTGCCGCCAGCCAGGCAAGATCGCCAAGTCGGCCATCTTCCGCCGTCTGGCGACCGACGAGGCGTTTGCGGCGGCCTACGCCCAGGCGTGCCAGGCCAGGTCGCACGCCTACGCCGATGAGATCGTGGACATTGCGGACACCGAGGCGGACCCGGTCAAGGCGCGCAACCGGATCAGCGCCCGTCAGTGGTTCGCGGCCAAGCACGAGCCGAAGAAGTACGGCGACCGGCAAGTGCTGGAGCATGAGGGCAACGGCGGCCTGACCGTCGTGGTGCGGCGCTTCAGCGATCCCGAGCCTGCCGACAACCCCGGAGAGGGCGAGTGACGTTTAAACGCTCGCAGGAGATCCACATTCCGAATGGGTGGGCTCCCCGCGACTACCAGCGGGAGCTGTGGGCCTACCTGGAACGGGGCGGGAGGCGCGCCGACGTCGCCGCTCACCGCCGCTGGGGCAAGGACGAGGTCGCCCTCCACTGGACCGCCACCCAGGCCGTGCAGCGGCCGGCGGTCTATTGGCACCTCCTGCCCGAGGCCGCCCAGGCCCGGAAGGCCATCTGGGACGCGGTGAACCCGCACACCGGCCGCCGCCGGATTGACGAGGCCTTCCCGCACGCGATCCGCGAGACCACCCGCGAGCAGGAAATGTTCATCCGCTTCAAGAGCGGGGCGGTCTGGCAGGTCGTCGGCTCCGACAACTACAACTCGCTCGTGGGCTCGCCCCCGGCGGGCGTCGTCCTGTCCGAATGGTCGATCGCGCGACCCGACGCCTGGACCTACCTGCGCCCGATCCTGGCCGAGAACAACGGCTGGGCGCTGTTCCTGTGGACGCCCCGCGGACGCAACCACGCGACGCGGGCCTTCGAGGCGCGGGAGCGCGACCCCGAGTGGTTCACCCTCCGGTCGCCGGCCACGAAGACGTCCGTCTTCACTCCCGAGCTTCTGGAGAAGGAACGGCTCTCCCTGATCGCTGAGACGGGATCGGTGGAGGAGGGCGAGGCGAAGTTCCGGCAGGAGTACCTGGTGGACTTCGACGTGGCGACGCCGGGCTCGTACTACGGCTCGCTGATCGCCAAGGCGAAGGACGAGGGGAGGGTCCGCTCGAACCTCTACGACCCGAGCCTCAAGGTGGACACCGCCTGGGACCTGGGCATCGACGACTACACGGCCATCTGGTTCTTCCAACAGGACCACGTCTCGGTCCGGGCCATCGACTACTACGAGGTCGGCGGCGAGGGCCTTCAGAGCATCGTGCGCGAGGCCATCGCGTCGAAGCCCTACGTGTACGGCACCCACTACCTGCCTCACGACGTCATGGTCCGCGAGCTTGGGGCTGGCGGTAAGAGCCGCCTGGAAACCCTGGCCGGGCTGGGCGTGACGAACGTCACCGTGGGCGTCCCGAACGACCCCGAGGAGCGTATAAACGCCGTCCGACAGGTCATCCCGATCACCTTCTTCGACGCGGAGAAGTGCGCGGTCGGGATCGAGCGCCTGACCCAGTACCGCAAGCGGTGGAACGCGGCCACGGCCAGCTACACCGGCCCCCTGCACGACCAAAACAGCCACGGCGCGGACGCCTTCGGGGAGTTCGCGGTCAACAGGATGGCCCCGAGCCTCCAGACCGAGCGTCGGTCTGGCGGCTACGTGGGGCCAGGAGGGTGGATGCGATGAGCGACGACGCCATCATCCGCGAAGCTATCGAGGCCTTCGACCAAGCGGCCGAGGCCGAGACGCACAACCGGCGGGAGGCGCTGGACGACCTGCGCTTCGCCCGCCTGGGCGAGCAATGGCCCGAGGCGGTCCGCCGGGATCGGGAGCGGGAGGGGCGCCCCTGCCTGACGATCAACAAGCTCCCGGCCTTCATCCGCCAGATCGTGAACGAGGCCCGGCAGAACAAGCCGGCTATCTCGGTTCACCCGGTCGATAGCGGCGCGGACCCGGAGACGGCCGAGATCATCGCGAGCCTGATCCGCAACATCGAGGCGACCTCGAACGCCGAGGTGGCCTACGACACCGCCCTGGACTTCGCGGTGACGATGGGCTTCGGCTACTTCCGCATCAACACCCGCTACACCTCGGACGACACCTTCGACCAGGACATAGTGGTGGAGCGGGTGGCGAACCCGTTCTCGGTCTATGGCGACCCCAATTCGACCGCGGCCGACAGCTCCGACTGGGAGACGGCCTTCGTGGTCGATTGGCTCTCGGACGACGAGTTTGAGCGCCGCTTCAAAGGGGCCGAAAAGGCCGACTGGAAGGGCGACTACCACAGCCTGAACCCGCATTGGCGCACCGAGGAGGGCGTGCAGATCGCGGAATACTGGCGGCGCGAGGAAGTCGTCCGCCGGATCGTCCGGCTCTCGGACGGCACCGTGATGGACGAGGGCGTCTATGCGGCTCAGAAGCCGTTCTTCGACAGCCTGGAAGTGACCGTCGTCGGCTCCCCGCGAGAGGTGCGCTCTCACAAGGTCGTCCAGCGGCTCATCACCGGGGCCGAGGTGCTGGAGACAACCGAGTGGGCCGGCAAGTTCATCCCCATCGTTCCTGTGTACGGGGACGAGGTGAACGTCGAGGGCAAGCGCCACTTCCGCAGCATGGTCCGCGACGCCAAGGACGCCCAGCGGCGCGTCAACTACCACACCTCCATGGTGACGGAGTTGGTGGCCCTGGCCCCGAAGGCTCCGTGGGTGGGCCGCAAGGGCGCGTTCGAGACGGATCGGGCGAAGTGGGAGACGGCCAACACCGTCAGCCACGCCTTCCTAGAGTACGACGGCCCGGAGCCGCCCCAGCGCCAGGCCTTCGCGGGCGTGCCGGCGGGCGAAATGCAACAGCTGTTGCTCGCCACCGACGACATGAAGGCGATCATTGGCCTCCATGACGCCTCGCTCGGCCTTCGGTCGAACGAGACGTCGGGCAAGGCGATCATCGCCCGTCAGCGCGAGGGCGACGTCTCCAACTTCCACTTCATCGACAACCTTGTGCGCGCGATCCGGCACGCCGGCCGCATCATCATCGACCTGATCCCGAACGTGTATAGCGTTCCGCGGGTCATCCGAGTGATGGGGGTGGACGGAAGCCCAGAGCGGGTCCAGATCAACCAGCCGTTCGTGCCGCAGGGCGATGGGCTCAAGATCGGTCAGCCGGCCGAGAACCCGAACGCCGCGCACGTCAAGCTCTATGACCTGACGGCCGGCAAGTACGACATTCTCGTCAAGGTCGGCCCGAGCTTCGCGTCCCGGCGCGAGGAGGCGGCGACGCAGATGGTCGAGCTGATCCGGGCCTATCCGCAGGCTGCGCCGGTCCTGGGGGACCTCCTGGCGAAGAACCTCGATTGGCCCGAGGCTGACGAGATCGCAGAGCGTTTACACGCGCTTCTGCCGCCGCAGGTCTTGCAGCGATCCGGGGTGGTTCCGGCTCCGCTCGTGCAGCAGGCCGTCGCCCAGGCCCAGCAGCAGATGCAGCAGCTTAGCCAGGCGCTCCAGGCGGCCAAGTCCGAGATCGAGGCGCTGAAGCGGGACAAGTCCAACGAGGCCCGCAAGCTGGAGATCGAGGCCTACGAGGCCGAGACGCGCCGGATGGAAGCCCAGGCCAAGCTCACGCCGCCCGGCGTCCTGCCGCTGGCGGCCTAACCCCTTCCCGCAACAACCCCCGCACCCTTCGGGCAGGACGACCCTCGCGCCGCGAGGGGCGGGGGACTGCGGTCAACCGCGCGGCTTGCTGGCCGCCCCCTCCCAAACAGGAACCCATGGAAGACGAGAACGACCTGACCAATCCTGGCGGGGAACAAGACCTCGAACAGGAAGTCGAGCAGTTCGACGACGACTTCGAAGACCACGATCCCGACCAATCCGAGAACGGCGAAGGCGATGGAGACGCCGAGGAGCCGGTCGAGGAAGTCGAGTACGGCGGCAAGAAGTTCAAAGTCCCGGCGGCGCTGAAACCGGCGCTCATGCTTCAGGAGGACTACACCCGGAAGACCCAGCAGCTCGCGGACGAGCGCCGGGCGTTCGAGCAGGAGCGCCAGCGCCACGCCGAGGTGGAAAACGAGCTGCGGGAGGACTACGGGCGCGTCCACGCGCTGAAGGCCCAAGTGGCGGCCTTCAAGGAGATCGACTGGGCGGTGCTTAGCGCCAACGACCCGGTCGAGGCTCAATCGCTGTGGATGACTTTCCAGCAGGTCCAGCAAACGCTGACCGAAGCGGAAAATTCGCTCAAGGCGAAGATCGACCAGCGTCTCCAAGACCAGCGACAGGCCGTCGCCAAGGCGATGGAGGAAACCGGCAAGGTTCTCGCCAGCGAAATCAAGGGCTGGTCGCCGGCCCTCGCTCAAGACCTCGCGAAGTTCGCCATCGAACGGTACGGCGTGAGCCGCGAGGAGCTGATCGAGAGCCCCGATCCGCGCCTGTGGAAGCTCCTCCACGACGCCTACCAAGGCGCGAAGGCCCAAAAGCACCAGCGCGTCACGAACGACCAACGGAAGCTGGAGAAGGTCCGACCGGCCGCCCAGGTCGGTCGCCGGCAGACCCCGCCGCGGGGCCTGAGCGACGACCTTCCGGCCGACGAGTGGTTCCGGCGGCGCGAAGCCGAGGTGGCCCGCCGAGGCCGCTAACGGCGATCCCCGACAACCCGAGGCGCGCCAGGCGCGCCCCAAGCTGAGCCGGCCGCTGCGCCGGCCCAAGAGGTACGACTATGCCGAACAACCTGCTTACCGCCACCGCGATCACTCGCGAGGCGCTGCGCGTGCTGCACCAAAAGCTCAACTTCGTCGGCACGATCACCCGCGACTACGACGACCGCTTCGCCAAGCAAGGCGCGAAGATCGGCGACACCCTCAAGGTGCGTATGCCGAACGAGTTCGTGGTCCGCACCGGCCCGACCCTGACCGCCCAGGACACCGTCGAGCAGTCGGTGGACGTGAAGATCACCACGCAGAAGGGCGTGGACCTCAACTTCACCTCGGTCGATCTGACCCTGTCCCTGGACGACTTCTCGGAGCGGATCATCGAACCGGCCATGAGCGTTCTGGCCGCGAACATCGAGGCCGACGCCATGTCGATGTATGCCGACGTGGCCCAGTCGATCTGGAACATGGGCCAGGCCGCGACGTTCGCGAACATCCTGAAGGGCCGCAAGATGCTCGTGGATGCGCTGGCCCCGCTCTCGGGTCGCACCGCCAACCTGAACACCCAGGACAACGTGGACCTCGTGGACGCCCTGAAGGGCCTGTTCAACGACAGCAAGACCCTGTCGAAGCAGTACCGCGAGGGCTACATGGGGCGGACCGCCGGCTTCGACTTCCTCGAAAACACCCTCTGGCCGATGCACACCCGCGGCTCGGCCAACGGCGGCTATAAGGCCGACACGACCGGGATCGCCAGCGGCGCGGACAGCATCGCCGTCACCGGCGGCACCGGCAGCCTGAAGAAGGGCGACGTCATCACCATCGCGGGCGTGAAGCGTGTCCACCCGGAGACGAAGAAGCCTCTGACCCAGGACATGCAGCTGGTCGTGACCGAGGACTACGCGGGCGGCAGCGGGACGATCAAGTTCGCCCCGGCCCTCATCACCAGCGGCGGTCGCCAAAACTGCGTGATCGCTGGCAACGCCTCGGCCGCCATCACCGTGGCCGGCTCGGAGGGCGTGACCGGCACTTCGCTCCTGTATCAGAAGGGCGCGTTCGCCTTCGCGACCGCGGACCTCGTCGTGCCGCGAGGTGTGGACTTCGCCGCCCGCGAGGCAAAGGACGGTATCTCCATGCGTATCGTCCGCCAGTACGACATCAACAACGACAAGTTTCCCTGCCGTCTGGACGTCCTGTACGGCTACAAGACCCTCCGTCCGCAGCTCGCGGTCCGGGTCCACAACAACTAGTCGTCGTTGATGACGAGGGCCGCCCCCGCCGTGGGGCGGCCTTTTCGTTTAAACGAGGAGGACCCCTTGGCCCTCGATAGCTACTCCAGCCTCAAGACCGAGGTCGCGGACTGGCTAGACCGCGAAGACCTGGAAGCCAAAATCCCGACCTTCATCCGACTGGCCGAAGCCACGATGAACCGGACCTTGCGGACGCGCGAGGCGACGCAGCGGATCGCCGGCCAGATCACGAGCGAGTTTCTTCCCCTGCCGGCCGACTTCGCCCAGGCGCAGTCGTTGCGCGTGAACGGCCGAGCCCTGAACCCCGTCGAAACCGCCACCATCGACGGCTACCCGGCCGCGAGCGGGCCGCCCCGGCTCTACGCCATGGAGGCCGACAAGCTCCGGTTCTATCCGACCCCGGATCGGGCCTTCGACTACGACCTGATCTACTACCGGCAGGTCCCGGCCCTGTCCGACGACAACCCGACCAACTGGGTCCTGGCGCGCCACCCTGACGCCTACCTGTACGGGACGCTGCTACACGCCGCGCCGTACCTGCGGGACGCCGAAGCCGCGCGGACCTGGGACGAGCTGTTCAGCGCCGTGATGGAGCAGGTCATCCGCGAACGGCACATGCCGGGCGGGCAGCTCCGCACCGAGGCGGCTCTGATCCTCGGCCGTCGCCCCTGCTACAGCATCTACACCGGAGACTGATCGTGCTGTTCGTCGGCCCTGACGTGCCGGCGGCGCTGCAACCTCTCCTGAAGACCGTCGTGGACGCGATCAATGAGCTGCGGGAGCCGGGTCGCCCGATCCCGCTGGCCTCCACCACCTCGGACCGTCTGCCGCCCGCCTCCAAGCACCCCAGGTGCGTGATCGAGGTGGCCGACAAGAATTGCGTCGCCCTGTCCACCCGAACCGAGAGCGGGTGGGAGTGGCGGCGCGCCGATGGAGGGGCGCTGTAATGCCGTCAACCTACACCGCCTCCCTGCGTTTCGAAATGCAGGGGACCGGGGAGAACCTGAACAACTGGGGCACTCGTTTAAACGTCGCCCTATCGCGGATCGACAAGGCCATTGCCGGCCGGTCCCTGATCGAGCTGGCCGGGGTCAACTATCCGCTCACCGTTTCGACGGTCGCTGACGACGAGGCCAGGAGCGCGATCCTCGATCTGATCGGCGTCGGCAACTGCAACGTCCTGATCCCCAGCGTGCCGAAGGTGTACGTCATTCGGAACGGCACCAACGGCAAGGTGCAGATCACGACCGGGGCAGGGGCCGCGGCGACAGTGAACGTCGGGGAGACGATCACCGTGATCTGCGATGGGGCGGACGTGGCTCGCGTCGCGCCGGTCGCCCTCGGCAACCAGCGCCTACAGGAGGTGGGCGCGCCGCTTCAGGCCACCGACGCGGCGACGAAGGGCTACGTG